GTTGCAGCAGCGCCGGCAATAACTACGGTAATCGGAATGCCAACGTCATTGGCATCAACAACCGAGTTACGACCAAGCGCCGAAGTAGCCGCAATACCCACGGTGGCGATTGCGGTAGAGGCAGCAGCAGCTTTATATTCATCAACGTCTAAAGCTACGACCGTACCTGCGGAGTTCACATAAGCCGCGTGGCCCACTGAAACCGTAGTTGAACTGCCGAGAGCATCATGTACGACCTCACCCGACAATATCCGTGCGCCATTCGGAAGATTGAACATTTCAATCGGACCGACTGCCAGAGACGCCGCTTCTGCTGAAGCGTAGGCAATACGGATTCGACCAGCCTGCTCGCTAGGCTTGATCATGGTCGTGGGACTGTTTTGGTCCCACTTCGTCTTTTGAGCGCTATAAGTAGTAGCCATTATCTATACCCTCCTATGCTTCTGAGCAGGTTATGGCGACGACTTTTTCCTCTTCAAGGCGGGTGGCACCAAACGTGCCTTTTACGTAAACCTGCGTTGAATTGGATTTGTCAGGGCGCTTATCGATCTGCACGTCGATATCATCCCAGATACCAAGATGTAGACCAGATTTCGCCCAACACACGACCGTGCGATCTGTACCAGAAAGCGCCAGACGTTGGCTGTCGACAAAGTTGAAGCCCATAAAGGATTTGATGCGGCCATCGACCAGCACCGGTTTAGTGGTGAAATCCAAGCTGATCGCCTGGGTTTGACCGAGCAGATCATCATGCTGTTGTGCACCAATGGCGCAGAACATAGGCTCGACATCCACATTCACCTCGGCTGCGATGAACAACTGCATCGCCTCACGAAGTTTAGCTACCGTCAGACCACCGGCAGTAGTGCCGGCCGTTTGGCCTGCCGGAAAGGCCGTAGTAGTAGTGCCATCTTCACCGGTAAGTGAGGATGCCGTAGCTGCGGTGATGATAAGATCATCCATCGCACGGCCGAGCGACATTGCGCCATTAACAGCATATGGCGAGGTCGGGTCGGCAATGGTACGGAGTTTATCAGCGTCATCGATGAGATCGGCCCATTCATAATCGGATGGGAAAACCCAACGGCGATCATGGGGAGTCTCAATAAGTGGCGTATCGGCATGGCGAGTGGTACGCTTCTGCGCAGTCACGGCACCAATTTGATTTACGGCAGCACCGGATTTGCCATGATAGGAATCTTCCACGACCATTCCGCGAAACCGCGAGCCTTGCTGCTGAAGAAGCAACTCGACTGTAGATTTGTAGTCAATTACTGACCAATCTAAGATTTCATTTGACATGAGGATAGCCCCCTCTTCTGTCGGTTAAAACAAAAGCTACAGGCTTGCCCGGAAGCCGGGGCCAACTACTAAGGCTGCGTCATAGCCGGCCCTTGCGGGTTACCGGCGGAACCGTTTCGACACCGCCAACATGACGATGCGCTCATTCAATATGTGACAATATTACATCAGTTGCTTAAATACAACAACCAAATTCGCTCATTTCATTGGCGGACGTGGTTTCCTGGGCTTCTTCTTCGTTCCGTATGACATGGATTTAACTCCTATTAATATTATTCGGCGATGCCCGACACGAGACGACTGAGGGCGGCTTTCTTTGCAACTGCTTTTTTATGGCCGGGATGCATTCTATCCACCCACGCGTCCATAAATTCTTTATTACCGGTCAGTTCACTCAACGCAAGGGCTGCTGACGACGGTGTCAGTGGCCCACCAGAACTGCCGCCGTCACCTTCAATATGACCATCCTCGCCCATCTTGGCGCCAAGACTATCAATAAACTTCATAGCGCCGGCTGGCCCCATACTGGCCTTCAGACCGGCTAGTTGTTCCGGGGTCATACCCAGCGCCACGGCGGTGTTGTCTACACCCTTCGTTTTATTATCGAACGCGGCGCCCCACTCTTTCTGCAACGCGGCAGTCTCGTTCGTGGCGTTCAGCGCGTTTGAATCAGCGGTAGTCTGAGCGGTAGAGCCGACAAACTCCCCCCATTTCTCGGCAAGGTAGTTGGTCTGTTTGTTGGTTAATCCAGCCTCAAAGAAGGTATCACCAGCCCATTGCGCGAATGCGCCGTTTTCTCCTTCTGGTGCAGCGAGGTTATATCCAGCGGCGTCTTCCGGCCGACCGAGTTTTGTATAGAAGTCTCCGGCCTGTTCAGGTGTGGCATCGTCGCCCAATAGTGTAACCGTGCGGCCAGCCTTATCGGCGCCAACGACTTTCTCCAGGTTGTGATAACTCTTGACGACATCTTCAAAGCTCCCACTGCGCATTGACTTGGCCTCGGCCCAGTCACGGGTCTCACCTACTTCCAATGAGTCCATCCAATGATTTTCCACAGGCGCGGCAGCAGGTTCAAGGGGGGCCGCAGCCGGTTCAGGGGCCGCAGCAGGTGCGGGTGCAGGGGCGGGGGCATCAGCCATCTAAATCTCCGTTATTGGGGTTAAAGTGTTTCCATGCTTCTTTGTCGGTCATGTTCAGGTGCGCCGCAATACGCAGCCACACCTCACGCCGACCTTGCAGCACCATCTCCATACGTGGATCAGAAAGGATTGTGCTGTTATTTGCACGACAGAACTTCGCTAGATCATCCAGCACACGCTCACCATAGACGCCTTTGAACGTCTTGGCATACGACTGCTTGCGGGAGATAAGGTAGTCTTTAATTTTAGCCCGCACTACCCAGCGCTTTCATCACGCCAGCAGCGGCAGGCGCGGCCTCAACCATCTGTTGCGTATCAGCGGCTTCCTGTCGCTGTGCGCGCTTCTGCTCGACCGTCTCAGGTGAGGCCATCCAGGATGGCGGCATGGCGTTGATCTCAGCTAACGCCGGGTAGATCACGTCGGTGTTAAAGTGATCCAGCACCGACAGGTCTTGTGTCGTGTTGGCATAGGCCACCGCTGCTTCCAGCGTGCGCATCCAACCAGCAGCCTCTTCGGCGCGCTGGGCGCGATTCAGAGGGCTGTCATAGATAATCTCAAACTCACCCTCGGCCTCGATCAGCGCCTCGGGCATGGGCGGCAACAGGTTCTGTTGCTGCAACAGATCGATCTCACGCTCAATCATTGGGCCTTGGCCTTCAGATTGCTGCCGGCCCATTGTGGGGCTTAACAAGGCTCCCTTTTCTCGGGCGCGCTCTAACACCTCTGTAGCCGTCATGGCCGGCGTATCCACCAGGATTTGGAACAGCGTCACAAGGAAAATATCGTTTATTGTGGACCGCTCCATGTCCATCAGCTCTTGGCCCGCAGCCAAATTGCCGACCGGCAGTGCGTGCACCAGCGGGCGCCCTTCGGGCGATACCCCACCAGGATTGATGTGACCCGGCTTCATACTGAACCCGTCGACTACACCATCGTCATTCGCTAGCAACACCGGCGCCACGGCGCGGTGACCCTGCGTCAACATGGTCTTCTTCTGCTCGTTGAGAACCTTGATCGCCGGCAACGCCATCATGGCGGGAGAGCGGCCATAGACCTCAGACGGCCCAGTAACGTAGCGTGATGCCTGGTAAGGGAAGGTGTTGAAACCACCCTCACCTAATATTGTCTGACCTTCCACTGCGACATAGTATGACGCGTACTTCATACCCCTATAGTCAAGACGCTTCTTATCAACCTCGACACGGGGTTTAACGCAATGGATAACCTCAAACTCTTTTGAAGGTTCTGTCTTTAGCGCAGACTTAACCGCATCGGGAATTGTACTCCACCGTCCAGCGTCTACCTTCTGCTGCATCAGGCGCGCAGAGATGTTGAACTTACGGGAGCTGGAGTCCAGGATACCTTGGTGATTTAAACCAATGAGTATCTCACGTAGATCGGTGGCGCGGTAGCGGAACCCACCCTCGTCATGCGCATCTGTGTGTAGGATGCTCGTGCCGTAGGCACCGAGACCCATGTAGACCTCATGCTGCTGACTGGCGAAGTTCGCAGACGGCTTATACCGCTGCTTGAATAACATGTTCGTGACGTTCTCAAACCATACCTTGACATCATGGTCGGCAGCGAGCGCCTCATCGGAAGCTGTCACGCGGTGCCAGCGCTGGTTGCGCGGCGTCAACATGGCTTCCATCGCAGCGGAAAACCGCTCCAGCGCGATGCTGGCCGTGCTGTCAATCATTTTATCGGTGCGCTTCTGCCCCTTGGTCAAACCAGAGGAGGAACTCTGCATGGTCATGGCGTAGCGCGGCAGCACCCGCTCGTCTATCTCAGACCAGTGGGACTCCCATGTTCCGCGATCACCCTTCCACTTGTCGTGGGTCTTGATGATATCTTTTGCTATTTCACTCATCAGTCGGACAACAACGTGTTTGATGCTGTGGGCGGTCCCTCTTCACCGAAGATGCCCAATGGGTCGACAGCCTTCTTGGCTATCTTGCTGCGACGAACGAACTCTCCTGAAGGATTCGTTATCTTATCAACGATGCCGCCCTGTTTTGCCTGCTCTCCACCGAAGATGCCGGCCGGGTCTAAAATCTTTCCAAAACCACCCATCAAGGGGAACCTAACAGCTTCAAGGTTGCGCTTTGTGTGTCGCCAAGACTACCCGTGAATTGTTTTGCGGCTGGAGCCGGACCCGGACCAGGGTCTGTGGTCGTCACAGGGTTGCGGTCAGCGGCCGCGTCTCTACGGAGTCCCGCCTGAACGTCTTCACTCGTTGTGGGGTCTGAGATTGTAGCCGCGCTCGCTAACGGCGGTGCGGCTACGATAACTTTTTTAAGTTGAAAAGGGAGATTCGGTCCGTAGGAACCTTTATTGCCTTTATTGCCTTGAGCAGCAGAAAATGCAGAATTGTGGGAAGCGTAGCCGGCTGCGGCGGCTCCGGCTGCGGCTGCCCCTGTACCCGGTCCTCCATGACCAGCACTAGCAGTTCCTCCAGTGCCCTGCCCACTACCAACACCTGCGCCCATACCGACTGGCATAACTAACTCCCCAACAGTTGTTTTGTCGGTGTATCCGTTTCGTCCAACACACCCTGCCCACTCGTCTTGATCGTGTCGCTGCGTCCAAGCGCAGCCGCACGGCGCTGACGCGCCGCTAAAGCTGCGGCCTGCACATCAGCGTCAGACTTCGTCGGGGGTGGTGGCGGTGGTGGCGGCGGCGGCGGTGAAGGAGATGATCCCCCAAATATTCCACCCATAATTCAATCTCCTTGCAAGGATATTACGTGAATATAACACAATCTACATCATCTGCAACCCTGCCGCGTTTAAACTTCTTGGAGGTCTTGGAATCCAATCTGCTGACCGGCCGACTGAAAGTCATCGCCAGCGCGTCCGCATAGTCAGGTGAGCCGAAACCTTCCTTCAACATCTCCTTCTTCGTCCATAGCGCCTTCTGCCCTTTCAGGTTCATGCGATAGCGCATGGTGCACAGGTCATCCGTCAAGTTGTCCTCGTCTGGCAAGCACGCCGAGTCGATCCACTCAGCCATGCGCCCCCACACCTCTGTCCTGTGCAGATACCACTTCTTCGAGTCTTGCGCCGACTCGGACACGAACACCGGTGTCACCCGATAGCCGCCCTCCTGCAACAACTCGATCACCGGCCCGCCGACGCCATCACTCTCAATGAACACATGATCTGGCTTATACTTCTCAATGGCGGTCGCCACATGCTCGGCCATCTCCCTGGTCTTACACTTGGGAAACACCAGCGGTGGGATGCTGCGCGCGTCCACCACATGCCTGAAGCGTATGACCGCCTTATCATTACCCATACGAGCCGGGTCGACGCCCATGATGAACGGCGCCCCTAAGTCCTCGGCCGGCAGCTCGCGCGCGATGGCCGCATCAACATCATCTCGTGCGATGAAGTTCTCGTCACCCTGTCTTAGGAATTGCCCATACACCTCCACACGCGCTTCATCGCTGTCGACGCCATACTCCCGTATAATCGCGTCGTACACGCCGGGGTCGTTCTCAACAACCGTGCGCCCGTCGATCTTGGCGTTATTCCATTCCTCGCGGTTGCGGTGGAAGCATTCAAAGAACGCGCCACTCGGATTACGCGGATTACTAATCGCCACCCATACCCGGTATATGGTCTTGTCTGTAAAATAACCGTGCGCGACAGGCCAAATGTTAGGCGGGATGCCGCTGGCCTCGTCAA